GGGAAACTGCGATCTCAAACACTAAACCACTGTTAGGGTCTTGCACTGTCATTACGTCAACAGCACTGTCGCCACCGTTTGGCATAGCAGGTGGGCGCATACCTAACTCAACCGCTGATTTATGGAACGCAACGCTTGGTGTGTAAGAATCGCCAATGGTTAAAGCGTTTGCTGTAGCAATAACTTTTTGTGCACCCGGAGCGTTTAATGAAATAGTGCCAGGAGCAGTAACGCCAGTACCAACAACATATTTGTTAGCGGTATCTGCTGCAAACGTGACAACGTCACCAGCCAATACTGTTCCGCTACCTGTTACAAGTGCAATGTCAGTTACACCAACAGCAGTAGAACCTGAAGTGACATAAGAAGTACCACCGCCTTTTGTGTGCGAAGTAATACCAGCCGATTCTTTAATCATGATGCCTTGCAAATCAAGCAAAGTGCCTTGACGAAGTAACGCTTCATTGCCAGAAGTATTAACTTGTTGAAGTGCTGCAAGATTACGCAATTTAACGCCAGCCGCTGTGTTCATAACCAATGTGATTTGATTATCAGTTGGGCAGCCGTTATCTACTAAGATTTGACGCACTTGAGCAATGGTGTCGAAGTTTGACGCAAATGGTGTTGTACCTGCTGAACCAACAGCGCGTGACGCGCCTTTGTAAACTGATGCAAACAAGTCTTGCTCGATTTTGTTGCACAATGCGCGGATTGCTTGTGCGATTTGGTCGCCATAAATGGTTTCATATCCAGCACCGTTATTAACGTGCTTAATATCTTCACCAGTCCAAGGGATTTGAACAGACGCATAAGAGTCAAGCGTCATTGTTTTGTTGTCAACGGTTTGGTCTGTGCCTTCGGGGATTGTCATTGAAGGCGCGAATGAAGTGTTAACGCTTGGTGTGCGAGTAAATGCCGCACGGATTGTGTCGCCTTTAGCAGCACGGGTTGTTGCGTCACCGTTAATGGTGGCTGAGGGAATAAAACCAACTAATTCACGACCTACTACGTCAGCCGCTTTATAAATATCTGCTGCAAGGTTGTTTAAAACGTTTGCCATTTTGATTGCCTTCTATAATAAAAAAAATAATTTAGACGGCAATCAATACAGGATTAAACTATTCTGTAACCTTGCCGCCATTCTTTGCAAAACTAGCGCGTTCTGGGTGTGACATTGCGTCAAACTGCGAACGGTTTACAACTTGTTGCCCAGTGCTATTGCTTCCACCACTTGCGCCACCACCGTTGTTTTGTGGTGCTGCAATATAATGTTTGCCGTCATCACTGGTTGCCCATTCTGTTACGAATGCGCTTAAATCTTTATCACCGATTACTGCTTTGCGTGTGTCGCCTTCAATTGCGATTTTCGCCTGTGATGATAACATAGCTTTCACCGCAGGTAAAAAAGGAGCAGCTACACCAGCCTTCACGAGCGCATCGGTTAAGCCATTGTCTAAAAGTAATTTAGACGTGAACCCACTTTCTGAATCTAGCGCGGCTTTAGTTTGCTCAAACGCTTTTTGTTGTTCTTTAATTGTTTTTTGTGACGCTGTTAGCTGATTTTCTAACCCGTCAATTTTTTCTTGTAGTTTATCCAATTCCGCTGGGTCAATTTGTTTTCCTTTTCGTGCTTCTTTCAGCTCCGCTAAAAGTTCACTGTTTTTCTTTGCAAGTCCGCTTGTTGCTTCTTCTACTGCGGCTTTGATTTGCTCTGCAATACTTAATTCTTCTGACATATAACCCTCTGGGTTGGTTTAATAGCTCTGCTATTGGTTAAGGTGTGCCGTTGATGAAAGGTGTAACACCAACGACACTAGAGTAAAACACACATGGCGAGGTGTTTTCCGCATTTATACAGCATACTTAGTTACTTTTCAATTTTTTTTAATTGCTCAAGCGTATAAGTGTGACCGCTATCATCAACAAACCTGTCGAGCGGAGTACCATCACGAAATAATTTAGCGCGTTCTTGTCCAAGAACTTCATCTTGAAATGTTGCTGGTTTCTTTTTTAGCCATGATTGATATGTTTCAGTTTGTGCAACCTGCCCGTCCATACTTGCGCGTGTGCGTCCGCTTGGGTTTTTAAGCCCTAACGCTTGCCATGATTTTAATATCGGAACCATTGCTGACCTGCATCTAAAATGCGCGGGAGGTCTAACGCCACTATCAAGCGGATATATTTTCCCGTCACGCGCTTGGCATATTGATGTAGTCCGACCATCGAGCGTGCTTACCCACTGCAACCCACTAAACAAATCATTATTGTTTTGATAAAACTCATCACGCGCGATATTGGTAGCGTGTGCCATTGCCGTACTAACTAACGCTTGCGTTTGACGTGCGTTTAATGCCATCACACCATCAGTGTATTGTAGTGCTTTTGTGCCGTCTATGCGCTTAACCACGTCATTGTATGATTGCCCTTCAACTAAACCCATTCTCACCGCATCTTGTATGCGCGTGTAACTGTCTTGGTCTAGCTTATCAATCCATTCTTTAATCAGTTTGCCTTGCAATGGCTTTGACTCTACCGCTGCAAACAATGTCACGGGCGCAACAGCTACCATATCCAGCACAACAGGCGTTGATTCATTCACGGCTTTAATTTGCCATTCCTGCTCGTACTCTGCCGCATCGTGCATATCACTAATTAACTCTTTACCAGCTAACGTATAACCCTCATTTAAAATTGCCCGTACTGACTCCAAACGCGCATCAATCTGTGGGATTGTCATCTGGTTATCAAGGTCGAGCGTTTTTAATTGACGCACTAAATCCTTTTCGGTTTCACGCAATAAATCCATTACTTTTTTACTTGTTGACGAGTAATACCGTTGCAAGTAAATCGAGTGGGCAATGGTTTTATCGCGTAATTGCGTGTTAGCCGATTCTTCCATTATAGAAGTCCACCTGTTGCAGGTCGTGTTGCAATGCGCTCCATTTCATCATCAAAGCTAACTTCCTGCGCAATAATGTCGCCTGCGACAAGGTTTTCAAATAATGTTTCGTGGCTTATTGCACCACTTTGCCAACTCTTAACCAAACTATCCACGTCCTGAGCTGTCATTGAGTTTGGTATAAAATCACGGTTTAACTCAACCTTAACATCTCCCGTAATATTTGACCAATCACGCAACCACTCCATAATGTGTGTTAACCCAACGCTAATGGATTGAGCAATGGACGCAAGTACGCTGTTTTCGCTTGACCTGTGAATATTAGCCGTTTGCGCTGCTTCAGCCGCACGTTTTTCGGGTGCTAAAATACGCGCTCCCAGTGTTGCCATCATTGCCTCTTTTGAGCGCAACGCCTCACGCAATTCACCTAAACCTTGACCAGTAAATTCAAGATAAAACGCTTTTGATTGTGGGTCTGGCAATAGCCACGCTGTACCGCTACCAATTCTTAATGACGCGCTTTTATCGTCTGAATAATATCCAGTGACGACAGGTGTCGGCAGTCCCGTAAAGTGCAATCCGTGTTCGTAGTCTGCTGTGGTTCTGTAATGCGACAAGTTAACGTCAACAAGGTCTAGCAGTGGTGGTTTATCAACGCATGGTGAATTGTCACGAACGCCAAAAAACTCAAACGGGATTTTGTTAATCACGCGCCCGTTAATTTGTGGGAATATCTCTTCCACTAAAATAAATTCACCGCGCTTGTCTTTACGGAAAACACGTTGCCGATATGCGCCATTGACCAAATCTAAAACGCGCCATTGTGGTTCGCATTTAGACTCAAACTCATCTACTGCGATATCGTTTTCTTCTTCAAGCACAACAAGCGTTAATTGTTCAACGTTGTTAATACGTCCAGTTTTCCAGTTAATGATTGATTCTGCGTCATACATTGTCGCGTAAGGTCTTGCGCCTTGTGCCTGTGCTTGCGCAAGTGTTACCGCGTTAACAATAGGTGGGTAATCGACAAGAACGCCACAACGTCCAATGGTGATGACTTCTTCAGATATTACCTCAGCAAATTGATGCAACGATAAACCGCCCATTGTCACGTCTGCAATAATATTATCCATTGCTGCAGGTGCTGTGATGACTTCGGGTTTTAGGAATAGCATGCCGCTTAAGCCATCAATCGTTCTTGCTGTAGCGTTGTAATATAAC